ATTCTACGTTCCTGATGCCGAGAACCTCAAGCATCTGCCGGTGTAACTCGGGCAGGTTGTACATTTGAGGAGCGGCTTGTGCCAATTGCATTGCAGCTTGGTACTGCATGATTCTCTGCGCCATAGTCGCGGCGTTAGGATCAGACACCGGCAAGACGTCGACACGCTCATCAAAGTCTTCAGACTTTATAAACTCTTCCTCGTCCATTTCATAAGGATAGGCAGGGTTTGTGAAGTCTTTAATTATATTTACCAGTATATCAAATTCTTTTCTCATCGAAGCATGAAGCCTCGCTTGAACAGCGCTCATAACCTTTTGATTTCTTTCAAGTAATGCGAGCGTTGTTCCTACAGGGGCCTGATTATTCATATCAGATATCTTCATATCCGAGATGCTTGCAAAGCGCCTGCCTTCTTCAACTATATTCTGTAATAACTGGTAGAGGGTTGCCGAGGGTTCCTTGTAAGGAAGAAAAGTAATATTGTCCCTGATCGCGCCGCCCGGAACATCCACATCCCTGAATTCACCGGGCATTATCGGCGTGTCATCGCCTTTAATCCTCAGACCTCTGGCCTTCAGTCCTCCGGGTAAATTAGAAAGTGTACCTGAATCAACGAGTTGCCTGAGTATTGATGTAGCAGACTTTGCCAGACCGCCTACCATGTGAATCAGGCCAAACCCATAAAACCCTATTCCCGGCAAATACTGGTAATGCACAAAGTGCATTCGCCTCATTTTTGCCTCGTCATCCTCGTACCAGTTTCTGCGAATGCTGAGAATCTTCCCGCTTGGGTAGTCAAGCGCAGCAACATAAGGAAGGGCTATACCCGTTTCTTCCCCCGATTCATTAGTATCCTCAAATCCATCCAAATCAAGGTCAACAAGCATTTCAAGTATCGTATGCCTGTCATCGTAGTTAAACGTATTGGATTCTCCGGTAATCTCGTCGTACTTCTTGTTAATCTCGGAATAGTTAGATTCTGGCTCAGGAAGGTCTACGTCCCTGTAAAATCCATTAACCTGCATCTTGCGTATTTCATTTGTAGATTTACGCATCACATGCGTCGTTCTTTCGCATGTAGCCAGATCGCTGGCCCCGTAATTAACAACAACATCTTCTGCCGGAACAAATATAGAACAAGGCCTGCCCATATTTGGATCGTAATAAACCTTTCTGAAAGCAGACCCCGCCAAAGGCAGGGAAAACAACATTTTTTCTGTTTCAGTTCTGTATTCTGACATTTCGTATGTCAGCATATAATTCAGGTAATCTTCTACTCTCTGGGCCTGCTTCTCTTTTTCTTCTGTCAGCTTCCCGACTATTCTTGTTCTGACCGGCCCCTGTGCCGGAAACATTTCTGTAATAGATTGAGACTGAAACCGTATAACGGCCTCACTAAGCATGGGATGGAAAACGCCACACGCCCCGGCCCAAGGTGTTGTTCTTTCTTCTATCTTAAGACCAAGCTGATCGAGGCCCTTTATATAAGCCTCTTCCCAGTCTTTTCTGGAATCCCTGTCGCTGCTGTAGTCAGAAATAAGCTTGCTGCCAAGCTTTTCTAGCTCATTATCGTCAATATATTCAGTTAGATTAGAATTGAAGTCGCTATCTTCTTTTTGCGAAGAAGCAGGCTGAAAGTCAATAATCATGCCACCATCTTCTGTTTCGATGGCGACAGACTCAGGACTCTCTATCAGAATTTCCAGTTCTTCTGGTTCCTGCTCAATAGTCCCTTCAATCGGGGTGGCAGGTCTTCTTTCTATGGCCAAGCTAACTCCTTAAACTTAATTATGTCGTAGTGCATAACCGGCTCCATGTCCTGAGAATCATCCCTGTCTGACCTCCCTCCCCACCCAACGTAGAGGGGTTCTGCCGTTTCAAGGTCGATCCAGCCAAGGCAGTCAGTCCACCGGACAACCAGAAAACACGGAAGCCCCGTGACTTCTGTAAGGGTACGCGCCGACATAGCCTTGCCTGCCGATAGCATGTAAGTGTTATAGGTGCCGCTGGGTACATTCCTGCATTTGATTTCTGCAAATGCCTTGATACGAGTCCCCCTCATCAGGGAGATATCTATCGGATAGCGTGGAGGATTTCTTTTCCAGCTATCAAAATTCCATAACTCTGAAAGCTTCTCGGCAACCCGCTGTTCATTGGCAATATCCGAACTTTGCTCATATATGGGCCTGCTACTCGCAACTCCAGTCTGCATCCTAGTAATAATTTGCAATTCTGTTGTGTTCCAAGGGTTCGTCTTCTTCGTCTGAATAGAGCGAAATAAAACCCCCTTGTCGATATCTGAGCAAAGCTTGGGTACTGCTATCAACCAAGTCATCATGCTCCATGTTGGGAAACCCGGCAAATTCCTCGATAACTTCTTCTGCCCATCGTGTTTCCGGTGCCCAGATTACGCCCGAGGCAAACAGGTCAGATACCGCGTTAACCCTTGATATCTTGTCGTTTCCCCTGCTTGGCGTGTACTCCTGAACCGGAATTCCCATTTGCCTTAGCTCAAAAATTAAAGGCATACCTGCTGCTTTAGCCTCAACGATAAAGGCATCAGGGGTATATTCCCTGAACTTCTGCATCGCCTTTTTCTTAAGCTCCGGAAACTCCAGACGTTCCTTGTAAGCATCAAGCAAAATTAAGTTAGGAGCGAATTTACCTTCACCTTCATCTTCCCTGTAGAACACACCCCAAGTTGTACAGGCAGAATAGTCAGCCCTCTGGTTTTTCATAAAGGCCGTATCCCAAGACTGGATAACAAACTCGCATTCAGGAGGATTACGCCCCTCCCATGACTTCCACCAGTCTCTTTTTACCAGCGCCCCCTCTTCAGAGGTCGGGTCTTGCTGGTACTGGGCCATCCACTTGCTATTGGGAAGCTCTGCCCTTAGTGCCTTTAGTTCATCTAAGCTCCAGAATTGTGCCCATAATGGATTGCCTGAAGGCAAAATCGCAGGTAATTCAATAACTTCCCATTGATCCGCGCCTCCTCGTTTAATGCTTGAATCAACGAGTTGGCCTGTAAGGTCTTTGTTATGCCATCGGGTCATTACGACCACAATGGCTCCGTTTGGCTGTAATCGCTGTCTTGGGCCGGAGGTGTACCACTCGTATGTCCGGTTAAAGATATTGATATCCGCGCTGGCACCCTCCTGCTCTGAATGAGGATCATCGATAACTAATAAATCAGCACCCTTACCCGTTACAGCGCCACCCACACCAATAGCGAAGTATTCCCCGCCTTTGTTTGTGTTCCATCTTCCCGCTGCTTTGCTATCAGCCTGCAAGCTAACATGAGGAAATATTTCTTTGAAATCAACGCTGTTAACTAGGTTCCTGACCTTCCTGCCAAAACCAACCGCCAGTTCAGCGGTATGTGCGGTCTGGATAATCTTCTTGTCCGGGTATCTTCCTAGGAACCACGCGGGAAGCAGGTAAGAAGCAAACTCCGATTTCGTATGCCTCGGCGGCATATTAATGATTAAGCGCTTCAGATCACCTCTGGCTACTCTCTCAAAGGCCTCTGCCATGATTTCATGGTGCTTTCCGTGAATAAAAGCAGCCCACATCTCCCGAACAAAAGACATGAAGCTGTCTGAGCAGCCCTCCCTGCGCTTGGATTGTTCGTATTCTTGCAGCAGATCGAAAAATTCTTCTTTCTGCGAACTGGGCAGGCTTTGTATTTTCTTTAATATCTGCTTATTCACCTAAAAACATCAATATACATACTTACTAAGTAAATACTTCCTAAGTAAAAAAATTAAAAAACTTAATAAGTTCATACCAAGTAAACACTTATTAAGTATATACGGAATAGTAGGTATATATAGAGTAGATGTATCTACAGATTTTACCATTTTGCATGACTTCACAAAAAAATCAACTATAGCGGTAAAAATATAATATGGGGGTGTGGGACTCCTACGACTTTTCCCACAAAACCCAAGGCTAATTTTACTTTTATTGCTATCATTTTGCAATAAATAGGGGGGGTACATAAAAACCCGTCATATTACGAGCGGATTACTATGTATATATGATCGTCAGGTACCCG